ATTGAAAGCTTTTGGGGAATACTGAAAAATGAGTTAGTGCATCATTACAACTATCAAACCAGAGAAGAAGCCAAAGCAGATATTATAAAATACATTGAGTTATTTTATAATCATCGAAGAATTCAAAAGGGTTTGGGTTTTAAGACACCAAATCAAATGGCCGAAGACTTTTATAAGTTGGCTGCCTAGAATCTCCCAAGGGAAAGTCTCCTGATAATTCAGCGTATATCAATGAGCTTATTGTGCATCCGATGATTTACTTTTTTAAATCGGAAGAGATAATCGAAGATACGTAAGTAACGAAATTTATAAGGATTAAATAATCTAATTTTAAAGTTGGTATGCTGTAAAAGGCTTCTTAATATACCATCAAGCTTTATACCATTTTGATCATCAATTAATAAGCGAACTTTGATGCCACGATCCGCTGCCTTGAGCAGCTCATGTAAAATAAGGTTCCCCACAAAATCATTGGTCCAAATGTAGTATTGTAGATCAATCGTTTCCTTGGCATTTCTAATTAAATAAATCCGTGATGCAATACTCATGAATGCGTCATCAAGAGCTACAAAGGCAGTAAGACCTTGCTGAGTTTTTTCCTCTGCTGCCTCATCATTCAACCAATTATTTGTCTTTATCACTATATCTTTCTCATTAGGATCATATTTATCTGTATAAGAAGGTAAATCAGTAAAGCCCCAAGCACTTAAGGCCATAGTACTGTACTGCTCATATAGCCGATTGATCATGTAAGCATTTAATTTGCATCCAAGTTAGAGCTATAAGAGCATTCTTATATGCAATTTATATGTCAAAATTCACAATAACTGTATGATTTTGTTATAATCTAAGAAGATTAAAATTTAAAATATAATAAAAACAGAGGCTTATAAAATATTTTTTAAATTTTCTATAGTTATATATGACTAATCAACCTAATTATGTGAGCTGTATTTTATTGCAAACAATTATTTCGATAGTTTACGTTTTTTATAAGTAAAACAGTGACGTAGTTCTCTTTGTCGGTATAAGATGCGTTTTATTAGATACTCATATTTCATAACTTTACATTACTTACAATTAAGTTACCAACAACTACATTACAACACATGATTTCTATCATACTTCCTTAAAAAGCTGAGTAAGCAACCAGCCAGAAAGAGGAAGGAAGGAGATAGGAAATGCCACAATATTTAATGATTGCTGAAAAGGTGTATAAAAAAATTAAAGAAGATGATCTTTTCTCTGATACTCCGACCGAGCATTTAAATAACTTAATAGGTGTGATTCGTAAGGAAATCAAAGGTACAAAGTTTAAGCTTAAATATAATTTTATTGACTTTGAGGAATGTTTAACAAAGCCACTAGATGAATGTGCCGTCAAAATTGATATTAGCCTCATGCCTAGTCATAAAAATAAAGATGAATATATTTTATGGTTAGCTGGATTTATAGAACGAATGACGACAGGCGGGGAAACCCATCTTCCACCTATCTCAAAATTTATTCCGCCCGATTTTAAGTTTAATTGCGAATTTGACAACGCTAAGACACCAGCAAAATCTACACATCCAGATGATGAAGGTGAACTGATCATTAACTATTTTAAATCTGAAGCTTTTATGAAAATTATAAACGAAGAAAAATAATGTGATAAGAAATATAGAAGGGTTTCTGCCGTACTTCTATTCATAGCTGTTAAAATTCAGCAACCGCCTTTTGGGGCGGTTTTTTGTGGCTTAATCTCTTTTTTATCTCAATCTCTTCACATAAGTTTTCATTGTAAACAGAACTCACTTGTTCCCTATAAAAACAGATACATAGATTAGTGCTACCTTTTACTTATATTCATTGAGTAAGGAGATAAGATATTTTGAAATATTTTCTTTTTGCTTCAACTTAATCTTTTTCACATACCTTTCAAAAAAGATATGGTGAAAAATTTCCCTTTTAGACAATTGAGTCTAGAAGAATTCTGAATTTCTAAAAAACTTCCATAATTGTTGGTTTTTTTAAGGAGGTGTCTATGCTCCATAATATTAGACAATTTTTCTGCATGCACATCTGGGAATATGATTTTGATATTTCACATGATGAAGTCAGAGAATGCAGAAAGTGTGGGAAAATTCATAAAATGAAGAGTTCCCATAAAATGACTTAAGTTTAAAGTGAAATACTTCAGTCATACTAAGCCAATTAAAGATAAGCTCAATAATTAAAAGTGTTGAGCTTATTTATTTTAAAGAAGAGCATAGTTTAATTCAGTAATCATATAAAACCTATTAATTTACTCAGAATATAATTCAAAGTAGTTCACACTTTAAAATAATAAAAAGTTGCAACTTACATAAAACTCTATTAATTTTAAAAAATAAATAACACTTCAATAAAAACTGAAAACTTAAATTTATAACTTTAATTTTATACTCATATTTTATAAAAAATTGATAAGGAGATAGAAATGCCAAAATACTTACTATTAGCAGAAAAAATTTCTAAAAATATTAAACAAGATTCTTCAAGCAATTATCTAAAAAGCTTAAATAATTTAATTATAGAAATAAAAAAAGCCATTACAGGAACAGAATTAAAATTTTTATATAATTTTTTAGATTTCAGTGGTTCGCTGCTTAACCCTCAAGATGAAGTATTGCTCAAATTTGATAGCAGTCTGATTCCTAGCTATAAAAATGAAGAAGAATTTATTTTATGGTTAGCAGACTTCATTGATCGGATCACCATAGATACAAGTAAAGGAGATTATCCAATAAAAAAGAATTTAGCCAACCTAAGCTCTATTGCTGAGAAATTGATGTATAGAAATTAGAAAATCTATGGCCATCCTCATCAAATACTGAACTATAAAGAACTGCTTTGATTATTGGCAGTTCTTTTATACTTAAATTAGTTTTTGGGTTCTTGTCGGGGAGCTGAGTTGATATCGTGTCTAACTCTGCTTATATTTTCATAAATAATTTTACGCATTCTATTTATTGCGCCAAGCGGTTTATGCTCAGGTAAAGCATGCCACGGTGTAAAAGAGAGATTTTCACAAAATTGATTCTGTTCAGGTGTATCAAAGCTTTGCTTTGGAATATGAATGGTCGCAACTTGATAAAAAGGTGCTTCATTTTCTTTCCACTCGGTCATTGCATCTTCAACCAGCATTTTAGTCGAAGTTCTTGGCTGTATAAGAAATTCCATACACACGTCTTGCTTTTGCAATGTATCTTTTAAAGCATCTCGCAAAAAATTATAGCTAGGATGATCAGGTAGAGCTGTAGCCACTGTAGAGCAATTTCTTACGGAGTATTTAATCGCTTGACGGTCGACACCTAAACCTAATTGATAGGGCACCATAGACCAGTACCGTGCATATAATGGATTTGCAATTTTAGAATTACGCGCGCCTAAAGCATTCATAGTACCTTTAAAACCTAAGGCAAATGGAATATGAAGCTTTCTGATCATATTATGGCTATTTAGATCGTTCATAAAAGAAAGGTATTTTTGCCCGTCATTTACAAAAAAGACGGGGTGATTAATCATAATAAAGTCTTGAGTTGTGGCCACTTTTTCATTTTCTAAAATTTTCTGACCTGATACACCTAAGATTTTTATTGCCATTCCACGTGCGTCTTTTTCAATATCTGCTCTAGAAGCATCATTAGAAGCATTCGAAAAACGAATCCATGCTTCATAGTTTTTATCTGGAATAAAAATACCTTTTGCAAGTTGAGCTGGTATATTTTTAAGTACATGAAATTCAGCACGAACACATCCATGCGCTTTAGGGTGTGCATCACGTAAAGCATTTCCCGCCGTATACTGTTCACGAATCGACTTCTCAATAACTTGAGTTATTTGATGAGCTATTACTTCCTCATTTGGTTGTAACTTTTCTCCTAATGCTGTATCGATCTCTGGATAGTCTATATTCTCTGAAGAAGAGTTTACTGATGGGATTGTTTGGGAATATAGCGTTTCACTACAACCTATTGATACAAACAGAAGAGGAGCAAATATAAACAAAGCCTTAAAATTGATAGGCTGTATAAATTTTGACATTTATAGTCTCCTCGGTAGAAAAAATATTTTAGAATAATATTAAGTTTTTTGTTTAAGTTTATTTTGGGCTTTTTAAAATTATTCACTGTAAATAATTTAAACGTCATTGTTACTTATCTGAACAGTAAAATAAGAATACTTATTTAATATAAAACTTCTTAATACATTAAGAGAATGACGTCATGATAACTAATCGACAAAATATGCAAAATAATACTAATACATCACCTCATCCAATTACCCAAAATACACTTATTGATCGGTTTAGTCCTATTTACTGGAGAATAGACGGCCCACAAACCACGTCTTTTGCCATTACAAATTATGGAAATGGATTTGAAGCATCTTTTAAATCACGTATGACAAATGACTTGGTAGGGATTAGCCGTTTCTCAGATCCCAACTCAAGATTTAGGTTATCCGGCAAATAAAGTTGCTTATTTATCTGGATTTGTACCAGATGCATCTATTGCTTATATCTATGGATTCGACAATAACAAACCTTATCGGACTCCAATTTGGCAGAGGATTTTTGGCTATATGAAAAATAACGTATCTCTTGGCCTAATGAAGCAGTTTATCTGGGCCTATCCGCAAGTCATGTTCGATTCAATTACAATTGATACGACCCAAGCCCCAAATGGCTTCTTTGTTGAAAATACGCTTTACTCACCAATTAGTGATAACACACCGTATCCACCAGATATTTACCTCTAAGTAAACATAAGCTGTTTATAAGAGAAGTAATCTGATAGAAAACCTCTTCATCTAGGAGGTTTTCTTCTTTTTTTAGTACAGGCTTGCTTAGACGTTTCTGACTGGCTATGCTGTGATGGATTGTCATGAAAGCCAATTTTAATTTAAGCAAAATTAAGCTCTTGTATTACGGTTACATAATCTATTTTGCTCGACTATAAGTACCGAATGATATAAAGGAAACCCAAAGATGAAATCTCGTGCAGCTGTCGCCTTTGCCCCAGGAAAACCTTTAGAAATTGTTGAAGTTGATGTTGCACCACCCAAGGCTGGTGAGGTTTTAATAAAAATTACCCATACAGGGGTATGCCATACCGATGCTTTTACATTATCTGGCGATGACCCAGAAGGTGTTTTCCCAGCGATTTTAGGTCATGAAGGTGCAGGTGTTGTAGTTGAAGTAGGCGAGGGCGTAACAAGTGTTCAACCTGGCGACCACGTGATTCCACTTTATACAGCTGAATGTAAAGAATGCTTATTCTGTAAATCCGGAAAAACTAACTTGTGTGTTGCGGTACGTGCGACGCAAGGTAAAGGTGTAATGCCGGATGGAACTACACGTTTTTCATATAACGGCGAACCGATTTATCATTACATGGGTTGTTCAACCTTTAGTGAATATACAGTAGTTGCGGAAGTCTCTTTAGCTAAAATCAATCCTGAAGCGAATCACGAACAAGTATGTTTACTGGGATGTGGGGTGACTACTGGTATTGGCGCCGTGCATAACACAGCAAAAGTACAAGAAGGTGATTCAGTTGCTGTATTTGGTCTAGGCGGTATTGGTTTAGCTGTTGTACAAGGTGCACGTCAAGCGAAAGCAGGACGCATTATTGTCGTAGATACAAACCCAGATAAATTTGAACTTGCTAAACAGTTTGGTGCTACCGATTTCTTAAATCCAAAAGATTATGACCAACCTATTCAGCAAGTGATTGTAGAAATGACAGGTTGGGGCGTAGATCATTCATTTGAATGTATTGGTAACGTCAATGTTATGCGCTCGGCTCTAGAATGTGCACATCGTGGGTGGGGACAATCCGTTATTATTGGTGTTGCTGGTGCTGGTCAAGAAATCTCGACACGCCCATTCCAGTTAGTGACGGGCCGTAAATGGTTGGGTACTGCGTTTGGTGGAGTAAAAGGCCGTTCACAACTTCCTAAAATGGTCGAAGATGCTATGAAAGGTGAGATTCAACTTGAACCTTTTGTAACACATACCATGCCTCTACAAGACATTAATACTGCTTTTGATTTAATGCATGAAGGTAAATCAATTCGTACTGTCATTCATTTCTAAACGAAAGAAAAGGGCTGTGATTCAGCCCTTTTTTACACTTGATAGTTTTATATCTTAAATAGCATTACACAGATATCGGTTGTACTCTGAGGGTAGTTAAACTGTAATGCATTACGGTCAGTAATGAGTTTGTTAGACAACTCTTGTCCAAATAATTGTTCAGCATCTATTGATATTGCACTTATGATGAAAAGTTTTTAGATGTGACTTTTTGGCTAGCCTCATTATGCGTTACTGTATTGGTATTATCAAAAGACATCTCATACATAGCCCAATATAATGTAATTGCACTAACAGTTACTATACCTATTTTTTCATAAATATTCCTATCGAGTTAAGTATGAAATTTTTAGAAAGTAAAAGTTATTATTAATATTTAATTATTTGAAAATTATTAATTTTATTAACTATTGAATATGATTAATCATATTCAATAGTTACAGTAGCCATTGCACGTACTTTACCCGCCGTCACATTTGCTGCTGTTTGATAGTAGCGGGCAGTCATTGGTACATTATATTGAAGTGTCTGGTTAGAAGACAAAGTACCTAAGGCTAATTTGTCACCTTTTTTGATAACCTGATTTTTATTTTGATAATTCCAGAGTAACTGTACACCTACACCATTTGCTTTTTCAGATGTCGGAGCAGTATTTGCTAGGACCTGATTATTTGTTCCGTCTTGGGTAAAGTCGTAAGTTAAGCTAATGAGGTTTTTCTCTTCATAACCTGTTGGGTTAATACCACCATTACATAGAATGTTCATATCAAAGGTTTGGTCGCCTTGAGTTGAGCCAACACCTTTAAAACCTGCCTTTGTAACTGTTGGCAGCTGTACAACTTTATTGATATTACCCTGAATTTCACATGAAGAAGAAGCAATGGTAATTGCATTACCATACACAGTACTTGTTAACCAAGGAACAGCTGAATAGCCAGAGGCATTATAAGTACTATAACGACCGGGTACTAAGGTACCTGAGCCAGTCTGTGTTTCAGTTTTAACAATCTCCACTACAAAATACCCTGTTGCTAGCGTATACCTTCTTCTTGAAGCCATATCTAAATCCCCAGTAGTTGTTACAAACAGTGGGAAGGTTTCCCAAACACGTATCCGAAATATTTACGCAACATTCTGTCTCATACGCGAACATGGTTTGGAAGAGCTTGCAAAAATGCTCCCTAAAACAACATTTTACAGACAGATTTCAGAATTATGTGAATGCGGTTTTTCTAAAGCGTATTTACAGAACTTGCATGACAACAAGTCATCAAATGTCATTCCTTTCATGAAGCTCGTAGAAATCGACTTTTCACAGCAGTTGCCAGACTGGTATGAACCGCCAGTTTCGCAATTTAACTATTTAAAACTTGCATAGGTGAGCTATGAATAATTCACAACATCCAATTATGACAGTTACAGGCATCCGTAAGGCTGCTGGAGACTTTACAGACGACAAAGGCAAAACAATCGAGTTTTCAAACACGGTTGTAACTGTGCTGCAAGAATATTCTGAGCGTGAGAAAGAACAAGGCGCAATCGGTTTTAAATCGACTGATTACAAGATTAAAGGCGCTCAGTTCTTCAATGATTATTTGCATCAGAAGTTACCAGCCGAAGCTAAGTTGATCTTTGATTGGGATTTCACAGGCAAACAACCAAAGGCCGTGTTAGTAGCTTTGGATTTTGATGGTGTGGAAGCAGCTTAATAAAGTTATATGAATCAAAGTGTTAACTATATAACACTTCGTATAATGTAAGCCTGATTATGTAACATAGCCGATTTGCAATCATTCCAACCGCAAATCGGCGTTATTTTACATAGTCGGCATTATGCGATCTGAAGGCTAGAGCAGGGGCAGTTAGTACTCTGGATCAATATAAACAACTAATCGTCTTTTTTAAGTACTTCCGCTCGGTACTTCATCACATCTTCAGTTTTGATGTCTTTTAAATACTTTCTTATTAAAGTGTGAAGTACGTCCGATTCTTTAATTCGGATTTTTGTCTCGAACATCATTTCTAAGGTCGCTTCTTTGACCATATCTTCTTCTTCGTCTCTAAGTCTAACTGTAACTGCCATTTGTCTTACTCCTAAAAGGTGACACATCATATCTGATTTATATTTTATGATATGTTGCTAAATCACAAATTAGATGTTATAAAACCACAAAATATCATTTGTGATAAATCATACATGGATAAAGAACAAGCATTCGAGATCGTGGCTAAGATCATTTTCGATAGAGCCTGCACCTTAGTTGTTGGGGGAAATCCTGCTTACGAGTCGGAACTTGTTCTATGTCACATAGAAATGTGCATGGTGGAGTGGGGCTATAAGTCTGCCAAAGTAGCGGAGTACTACGACATGTTAAAAGCAGAGAATGATAATTTTCGTTCGATGGGGATTTGCTAATGGGTGAGTATAAAAAACAACCAAACCCCACAGCTTTATCGGGGGGATTGAAAAATGCGATGGTTGTAACCCCCATTAATAAGATGGGGGTAAAGACATCTGATACGCAACTGCAAGATGCCGATCTCCCGTATCAAGAGCATTCGTTATACACAATTCCATATGCTCACATGGTGATGACATCTTCAGGTGTTAAACCAGTTCAATGCCGTTTGCCTGCAGACAATGAAATTGCTGTGATTGACTGGGTAAATTTTACAATCGGAATTGAGACTCTAGGTGATAAGTATTGGAATGAAGATGAATACATTATCGATACACACCGTTGGACGGCTGCTGTAGAGGAACTGGACCACCAGTTGCATCACATTTTTGGATTCTCAACGACTGCATGCCGTCATGGCGGTCTGAATTTCTATAAAGAAAGCTATGTACTAGGTGAAGATTTCGGTTTTGTCTGCATTGGCGGTCAACGTAATACCATTTTAATTATGATTAATGGTCGTGGTTGCAACTTTGCTAAAAGTGGTTGGGAATTAAGACTTTATAACTTCTTAGTGACTATTGCTAAACGAGCTAAATTAACTCGTGTTGATATTGCACATGATGACTTTGAAGGTAAAAAGATCAATGTTGATTGGGGCAATATGCAAGATGGTTTAGGCGGTTTTAGCTGTGGCAACCGTATGCCAAACATCGAACATAAAGGCAATTGGAAACGTCCAAACGGTAAAGGACGTACATTAATGGTCGGTGCACGTGAATCAGGCAAGATGCTTCGTTTGTACGAGAAAGGTCGTGCTGAAGGTGATCCGAATGATAACTGGCAACGTGCTGAAGTTGAATTTAAGTCAATTGACCGTGTTTTACCGTTCGATATGTTGTTGGCTCCAAGTGAGTATTTCATAGCCTCATATCCATGTTTCGCATTTTTATCTGAAGATATTCAACCTGCAAGAATTGAAACAATTCAAAAGGTTGCACGTATTAACTTTGATACTGCCATTAAGAACCTTAAACACCAATATGGTAAGTATATCAATGTTTTTAAACAGGTTTTTGAACCTGAAGAGTTAATCAATATTATTTCTTGCTCTGATCAATTCGCTTATCCGAAGCGGTTAGATCATGTGCTTATAACTGCTCGGAGAATGTAGCAATGATGCAATTTAAAAATAAAGTGAAAATCTTAGGTGCTAAGGCTGTTGATTTTAAAACTGACGATGGTCGTCATTATGACCATGTAGCTTTGTACTGTGAGGTTCCACTTGATCAATCGCAAGGTAATGCGGTTGGTAATGCATGTGAGGTTTTTAACTGGCAAGACCGAACAAATCTAGTGTTGCTTAAGCAACATAAATTTCCGTTAGAAGCTGATATCACATTTGAAATGGTTACTTCAGGCAAATCTATGAAGTATGTCGTTAAACAAGTTGAATTGCCAAAGGTAATTTAATGATTGATGTCTTAGACGAGGATGGTGCAAGTAACATTGCACATCCTGAAATCTTTGGAAAACCGAAATAACGCTATACATTACACATAGTTATTTTTACCGCTTCGTATAATTTGACCAAGCGTTATGTTACTTGCACTTCACATTGCTACAAATAAAAAGCACTTATGTATCAAATACATAGGTGCTTATTTATTTGTCAATGTTGCGATGATCGCTAGATGCATAGAAGTGCATTTAACATCAATGCGCATTATGCGAATTTTCAGCCGAGGCGGGGAGTCCACGTCTTCTGGTGGTGGACTCTAGTCCCAAATTTGGGAAATTAATGGCTTAATGACCCTCGTTTTATTTTTTTGTTTCTACTTTTATAGCACCGTCTCTCGACACTTCGATAATTCCGTCGATAAGTGTCTGTTTAACGATTTCATGGAATATTTCTGTATCTCTAAGCGGTTTCTTACCAGCTTTCACTAAGTCTCTATTTAGCTTCAATGCAATTTCATTTAATGCGTGTTCTTCCTCATCAGTGAAACGAAATGTCTTAGCCATCACATATTCCTTTTATAAAATAATTTAATTCTAAATGAATTTGTGATTTGTGCTTGTGTTTATATGTGATTTATGTTTTTATCCTCCTAAAATGATTTGTGAATTTGTGATTTACATGCTCGATCATCTCTGTATTAATGCTCACTTTGAATCAAGCTTTTACTCGTTGAGTGAAAGTGGTGAGTATTTTTTTGTAGATGTTGATTTGCATAGCTTGGACATTCCATTGGCAAGCAGGGCAGTTCACAAGAATGATGACGGCTCGATTACAGCATCATCTTTATTTCACCCATACGAATCAGTTCCGACCAGTTTTACTGGCATGTCTCTAAAGTGTTTTTTTGATTCGTCTTATGCACCGTATATTCAGATCAAGGCTAGTCCTGCAAAGCTCCGCCAAGGTCATAATGTGTTTGGTGATGACGATATTGAATTAGGGGCTATGGAGATGATTGGGTATTTTTATGAAGCTTATCCAACGTTAGCTCGCATGATTGACTGGACTACTGCATGGGTATCACACATTGATGTGACTTACTCTGCACGTGTTGGTGATCAGAATACAGCTAAGAAATTGCATGACTTCATGCGTCGCGTGACTAATGGTCAGACGCAACTTAGTCAAAAGCAGATGGATAATACAATTTATTGGGGCGGGCAACATTCACGTTTGATTAATATCAAATGTTACTTGAAACATAATGAGTTTATGGAAGAGTTCAAGGAACAACAAGCATTGGCTAAGAAGTGTGATAAAGCTGCAATGCGTGTCGTGAATGTAATGTCTGATAGTCGTTTGATTAATTGGACTGTTGGCATTATGCGTTTTGAAGCACGTTTAAAAAAACGTTGGCTTGAACGTGCTGGTATTCCAGTTAATCTTTTTGAACTTATTCGATTTCAGCGTGAAAACCCTGAGATATTACAAGCACTTTGGACTAAAGCAACTCATAGCATATTTGAAGCCTTAAGGGGTCAAACTATGAAATTAACCGATGATAAAAGTGTTCTTGAAGCCATATCTAAATCCCCAGTAGTTGTTACAAACAGTGGGAAGGTTTCCCAAACACGTATCCGAAATATTTACGCAACATTCTGTCTCATACGCGAACATGGTTTGGAAGAGCTTGCAAAAATGCTCCCTAAAACAACATTTTACAGACAGATTTCAGAATTATGTGAATGCGGTTTTTCTAAAGCGTATTTACAGAACTTGCATGACAACAAGTCATCAAATGTCATTCCTTTCATGAAGCTCGTAGAAATCGACTTTTCACAGCAGTTGCCAGACTGGTATGAACCGCCAGTTTCGCAATTTAACTATTTAAAACTTGCATAGGTGAGCTATGAATAATTCACAACATCCAATTATGACAGTTACAGGCATCCGTAAGGCTGCTGGAGACTTTACAGACGATAAAGGCAAAACAATCGAGTTCTCAAACACGGTTGTAACTGTATTACAGAATTACTCTGAGCGTGAACTTGAACAAGGTGCAATCGGATTCAAATCTACCGATTATAAAATCAAAGGCGCTCAGTTCTTTAATGATTACATGCACCAGAAGCTACCAGCCGAGGCTGCAATGATCTTTGATTGGGATTTCACAGGTAAACAGCCAAAGGCTGTGTTAGTGGCGTTAGATTTCAATGCGAAGAAACAGGAAATTAAATCGCTATGATCAATATAAATCATTTTCAATCAGTTGTTTGCGCTGACTGTGGCGTTAAGTTTAAACCAGCATCACGATATTTAGAGTTGGGTGCTCACAAACCACATTGCACGCAAATGGGTGCTGAAATGGTAAAAAAGCCAACACAAACAAAGGCATAAATATACCATTTCGCATAATGTGATGTTCAGATTATGTTACTAAGCCCCAGTGAGAAGATTAGACAGTCTCACGGGGCTTTTTAACATCAATCTGCATTATGCGAAGCTTAGTGAAGGGGAGAAGTACGACTTGTTTAATGTCGTACTTAAGTCCGATATTTCGGAATATATTATTTTTTTATTCGTCTTTACCTAACACTTCTTGTCTATATTTCATCACTTCCTCAGCTTTTAAATTTTTCAAATGGTATTTGATTAGGGCGTGTATTACATCGCTTTCAGCCATGAGTGATTTTTTTTGCACGACAAACTTCATTAGTGTCTCTTTTACGTCTTCAACTTCTTCACTACGGATTTTGTAGACTTTGCTCATTTGTAAACGCCTTGTAACTAAATAACTAGGTAACTTTTTTAATATTAACCTGTTTTACAGGTTGACAAGTTACTTGGTAATTTTGTTTAATTTCTTAAACGTAGTTACTTGGTAACTTTTCATGATTGATTTTATAGAAATGCGCTTATTCGTCTTAGACGAATTTGTTATCTCGGATAGGGATGGCAAGCATTTTCTATTGTCTTGTGATTTGTTACAGCTTGGTGTCACTGTAGGTTCAAGAGATGTTTACTTGGATGAGCAGGGCAATATGCAAGTAGGTGCGTTGTATCACCCTTATGATGATTTACCCACTTCATTTACTAATGTTGCTTTTAAATTAGTTCATGAAGGTAAAATTAAACCGCATGTCATGATCAAATGTAGTCCTGCAAAGATTATGCAGGGTCATAACATTTTTGGCTCGGATAATTTGGAATTAGGTGTTTTTGAAATGCTTGGTTTCTTAGCGGAATCTCATCCTAAGCTTTATAAAATATTAGATATTCCGAATGCTCAGATTGTCAATTTAGATGTGACTTATTCAGCACGTTTAAGAAATGATGATCAAGTATGCAAGGTTTTAGACTTTCTTCGTAAAGTTTCCAGTGGCTCACTTCGTAAATCTAAATTGGTTTATGGTTCCACAGTTTATTGGGGTTCACCTAATTCTAAACGCTTGTGCCGTAAGGCTTATTGCAAGTCAATTGAATTTCAATTGCAGCTTGCAAAGCTAAAACGTCAAGCTTCTAAAGGTGAAGTTTTTGCGTTGCGTGTAATTAAAGCAATGGAAGACCCTCGTGTAATTGAATTTATGCAGGGTTTACTACGTTTAGAAACTCGTTTTAAACCTTTGTGGTTAACGGAACATAATATTCCACTCAATGTATTTGATCTTATTAAATATCAATCTGAACACCCTAATTTTTTAACTGATCTTTGGCAACTAGCAAATAAACCACTTTTTGAAGCATTGGAGGGTCATACGATGAAGGCTCTTGATCACGATACTGTATTTGGAAAAATCTGCGCTAAATTCGACACTTATACAAAGTCAGGTCGTTTATCACAAACTAAGTCTCGTAATATTTTTAATTTCTTTTGTGCATTGGAACTTCATGGTTCTGATGAACTTAAGAAGAAATATAGTAAGTCACAATATTATCAATATATATCAGATTTAATGAGTTGCGGTTTTTCAAAGGCTTATTTGCAAAACCTTGATTCAGAATCAAAAAATAACGTTATTCCATTCGTTCAGCTCGTCAAAATCGATTTTCAGAATCAAGTACCAGATTGGTATCAAGAACCTGAATCACGCTTTGCTAAGGTAGGTTAATTATGCTCAGTATTACAGCTCAATTATTAGATGTTCAAACTGGTGACTTTTGTAGTCTAGTTTTTAAAGGAACCAAATGGGATTTTGGTTTACAACAAGAAGTTCCAGCTTCTGTACGTGTTGCAGTTTCCAAAGATCATCTTTATTTAGTTCCTACTTATCAGGAAGCTAAAGGGAAAATGGTTTCTGTAGAAGTTAAAGAAGGTTTAACAAAGTCAAAGCAGATCTGGTTTAGAACAAGTGGAACAGGTCAAATAGTTCTACAGGATGATTAA